CGCGCCGCCACAGCCGGTAAACTCAGCGGTGGGCGGGATCATGGCGGGAGCCATTGGCGCTGGGCCGATGCGTCAGGACGTGCTCGCTTCCCAGCAAGCGGGCGCCATAGTCGGACCGGGGGCCGCAGCCCCTCCGGGTGGATAGGCGCATGGCAGGCAAGATGCCCAATATCGGCAGCAACTCGAGCGGCACGAGCAATCCGAGCCCCAGTCCTGGTCGCATCGCCAGTCGCGGCGGTCAGTCGCTTGGAGTCCAGGACAATGCCAACGTGGCCAACTTCCCAGAAGACCCCGAGGTCTTCAACGCCTCCCCCGCCACGAAGAAGAGTTACTCGTGGAACAAGGGCGAGACGGGCAACGCGACGTAGGCTGATGCCAGGCAACTGGATTAAAGGAGCGATCAAAAAGCCAGGCGCTCTGCGTGCGCAGCTCGGCGTCTCGGGCGAGGCGCCCATTCCGGCGAAGAAACTCAACGCTGCGGCGAGCAAGCCCGGCAAACTCGGCGCTCGAGCCAGACTGGCGCAAACGCTCAAAAAGATGCACTGACGGAGGACCTGATGGCCAAAGCACCGAAGATGCCCAGGGTGAAGATGCCGCCGATGCCGAAGGGGCCGAAAGCGCCGGCGATGGGGATGGGTGCAACGCCCAACCTGGGCGCTCGAGCGATGCGCACCCCGAAGGGGTTTTCTCGGGGGAACATCAAGCCATGACTCGCGCCAAAGCCGAGAGCGACAATCGGAACGGTCAGGGCCCGTCAGCGTATCCCGAACTGGACAAAATGGCGCGCCTCAACGCGCAGTTACTGCCGCCCCAGGTCGGCGTGCTCGAGTGCGATCGCCACAGTTATCCGTGCGCACCCCAGCGTTTGCACAAGGGCTCGAGCACGCCGACCGGCGGCAACGGCGGCGGTCACCTGCACTCGTACTGATCGATGTCCGCTAGCACCCGTCGGCGGCGCGGTCGACTGCACCAGTCTCCCTACGCCTACTTTCTGGTCGTGCTGTCTGGCATCGTCGTCGCCGATGTCGGCTACTGCTGCGACGATCATCTCAAGCCACCAGGCGGCTACGTTCGGTGAGCGGCCGGAGCTCGCAGGATGTGCTGCAGCAGACGGTCAACGGGTTTGCCGCCCGGGTGAGCGAGTACGCCGATGGCATCGCGGGGCGTCTGGGGCAACCGCTCAGCGGCACCCAGTTGAGCAAGGATGACGCCGTGCAGCGCTGGAATTTCTCGCCGCTCGGCTCGACGCAAGCGGCCGACGCCGCCTATCACCAGATGGTCGCCCAGGGCACGCCGCCGGGCCAGGCCCTCGACAAGGTGTACCCGATGCGCAGCATGCTGTACCGCGGCGCCGACACCCAGGACGCGATCAGCAACGCGCGCCAGATCGCGGGCTGGGCAGCCGATGCCACGGGCCAGCCAGCGCCCCAGGAGCCGAAGAGCTCGACGTTGCCGCTGTTGATGGCGCAGCAGCCGCCAGTACAAGGCGCGCCTTCGCCGATGCCTGGCCCAGGTCCTGGTGGGCTGCCCCAACCCTCTCCGGGGCCGATGCCAGGGCCTGGGATGGCGATGCCCGCGATGCAGCCACCGGTGGTCCCGACACTCGGCAATCTGCCGCCGATGGGCGGCTCAAACGTGCCGCTGTCTGTGCCGATGCCGCAACCCGCTGGAGTGACCTGACGTGCCGATAACTGCGCGACCCGATCCCAACAATCCCGGCAAGTTCATCTGGGTCGATTCGGCGACGGGTCAGCCAGCCACGCAACCTGGCGGCGCCAACACGCCGTATGTCGCGCCCAGCGACCAGCCCGCGCAGGCACCCGTCACCAACGTGAACATCGACCCCAACGCTAGCAAAGCGGCCACGTCCACCACGGGTCCAGCCGCGGGCCCGGCTGCGCCAGGGTCGCCGAGCATGGGTGGCTACACCGTCTCGCAGGTCATCGGCGAGTCCGATGCCGAGCTGCTGAAAGCCAACACCGACGTCGCCAAGCTGTGGGATCAGATCAACGCCCAGAAAGTTCTCGTCGATCAGGCACAGAACGATCCCGCCACCATCGCCAACCCGGCGAAACTGACCGCCGCCACCAGCACCCTGAACGCGCTGTACTCGACTCTCAGCCAGGGCTTGCAGCGCGTCGAGACGGCCAACGCGTCGCGCAGCAAAACGCTCAACGACGCGATCCACGATGGGACCGTTGATCCAGGCCAGGTCCAGGTCGCGCAGTCCACCGCGGCGAAGGCCGACGCGGACGCTGGGCTGGCCAGGACGCAGGCGAAAGTCCTCGACGAGGGCTCAGACGGCCAGAAAGCGCTGGTTGCGGCCCAGGCAACGTCGGCCAGTGCCCAGGCGGCCTCGCTGCTGGCGACGGCCGCGGCAACCACGGCCAAGACGCCGGCGGAGATTGCCCAGCTCAACGCTCAGGCCAAGGCCCTGAACGCACAGGCCGACCAGACCAACGCGCTGCTGCCGGGTCTGATCGACAAGCAAAAAGCCGAGACCGGGCTGACCAACGCCCAGACCAGCCTCACCGGCTCGCAGTCACAGCTCGCCCAGGCCCAGGCCACGCAGGCGACGGCCAACGCGGGGCTGACAGACGCCCAGACGGCCCAGACGAAGGCACAGACCTCGACGCTGCTGCCGGCTCAGGTGGGGCTCGCGGGCGCCCAGGCGGGGCTGGCTGGGGCGCAGACGGCCCAGGCGCAGGCGGGCATTGAGAAAGACAAGCTGGGTCCGCTGTACGGGCTGCAGGACCAGATCAAGGCGATCCAGACGATTCAGCAGCAGGTGTTCGGTCCAGGTGGCTCGGGCGATCCCAACGAGGCCAACGACCTACTGAAACAGTTCACGACGGCGACGCTGTCGGGCACCACGCCGTACGCGGCCAACGTTGCCGCGGCCAACGCCGGGCTGACCGCGTTCGGCACCCAGGCGTCATTGACGAATGCAGCCCAGGCAGCCGCGGCCTCGAGGGCGAACCAGTACACCGGGACGGCCGGCAGTGTGCTCGGCTCACTGCTGGGGGTGATGAAGGACGCGCCGGCGGGCTCACAGGCCCTCGGTCCCGCGTTCGCCGACGCGATGGGCCAGATTGCGCAGGGCACCCAGGCGCCTCAGTTTGCCGCGCCCCAGATGCCTCAGGCGCCCGCGTTGCCGGCGCTGCTGCAGAAGCTGGCGCCACCTGCCGCACCTACCGGCCCAGCACCCGCACCACCCATGCTCAGACCACCCGCCCCGGCGGCGGCGCCGACGACCGCACCGACGACCAGCGCGCCCGTGACGATCAACATTGGCGGCCAGGGCCAGTCGTCAGGTGCGCCGCCATCGTCACCGCAGCAATTCCCCGGTCTCGCCCAGGGCTCGAGCGCTCAGGGCACGGCGCTCTCGGCTGGCCCAGGCTTGCCGATGCCGAGCGTGCTTCAGAACTACGCACCGCCGACCACGGATTATGTCCACCAGTTGTGGGGCAATGAGCTCGGCTCAGGCGCGGTGAAGTCACCGTATGCCGCGATCGGGCAGGGGGTTAGTTGATGCCAACGTATGCGCTGCCGGATCCGTCAGGAAGCGGGACGATCTATGCCAGCGGCAACTCGCTGCAGGAAGCCGAGCAGACCGCGGCCAGCGCGCGGGGCATGTCGTCGTGGACGGGTGGCAGCTTCGGTGGCGACAGCTCCTCAAGCGGCGGCACGGCACCGAATCCAGGCCCGACGACGATCAATCCTCAGGGCCTGGTCAACCCCAACCTGGGCGGTCTGAACGCGCTGGGTGCGCAGGTTTCGGGCGTTACCCAGCAGCAGCTCGCTCAGCAAAAAGCCGAGTTCGACGCGCAACTGCAGTTTGCGCAGCAGCAGATGCAGCAACTGGGCATTCCTCAGTTGCAGATCAACCAGCAACTCGCCCAACTGCAGCAGCAGCAGTTCCAGAGCCAGCTCGCCCTCGCCCAGCAGGCGCAGCAATACAGCCAGGCCGCCACGACCGCGGGTCTGACGGGGTATTTCAACCCGCCGTCGGCTGTCCCCAGCGTCGCCCAGTGGACGAACCCAACCGGCGGCGGCACGACGGGCGGTGCTGGCGGCGCGACTGGCGGCGGCGCGGCGGCGGCAAATCCCCAGGATCAGTACGTTCAGGCCAGGACGCAGCAACTCATGAGCGTGGCCGGGATGGGCCAGGCGCAGGCGCAACAGACCGCGCAGTCCGAGTGGGGCCAGGGCTTCGCCCAGTCCGGCAATGTGGCCTACGGGATGCCCACGGGCTTCTCGATGGGCACCCAGCCGGCCGCCGGCGCGGCCGGTGGTGGTGCCACTGGGAATCCGCAGGACCAGTACCTGCAGGCGCGCATCCAGCAACTCATGAGTGTCGCGGGCATGCCCCAGGGCCAGGCTCAGCAGACGGCACAATCGGAGTGGAGCCAGGGGTTTGCCCAGAGTGGCAACGTCGCGTACGGCCTGCCCTCCGGCTACGGTACTGCCAGTCCCGGCGCCGCACCGGGCGCCTCAGACGGCACCCAGACGCCGGCAGGTGGTGGTGGCGGGGCTGGGCAGCAGACCCTCGCGGGTGCGCTCCAGCAAGCGCAACTCAGTGGCCAGTACCAGGGCGCACCGACCGAGGCCGCCAGTGAGTTCGCCCGTCAACTCGCCCAGGCGCAGCAACAGTTCGCCGCGCAACAGGCCCAGCAGCAGGCGCAATTCGAGCAGTCGTTCGGCTTACAGCAGGGCCAGCTCGGGCAGCAGTACCTGAGTACCGCGGCTCAGCTCCAGGGTCCGCAGAACACGTTCCAGCTCTCGAATTATCTCCGCGGCGCGCAGGGTAATCAGGCCGTGCCGACGTATCTGCAGTCGCTGGCCAACAACGTCGGCATGCCGTCCTTCCAGGGAACGGGCAGCACGCCGCCGAATACGCAGACGGCCGCGGGTCTCGCCGGTCAGTTGGGCGGCACGACGTCGGCGACGCCAGGCTGGGACTACAACCAGACGCTGGGCGCCATCCAGGGCATCATGGGCCAGGGCGCCCAGAGCCTCGGACCCGGTGCACTCGAGCGGCTGAGTCCGGACGAGCTCCAGGCGCTCGGCTCGGGCATCGGCGCCGCGGGCGGGTCATTGCCGTCGTTCCTGCAGCAGTACCAGCAGAGTCGCATCGGCCAGCAGGCCCCGACCCAGACCGCCCTGGCGTAGCGTATGCCGAGCGGTATCTGGCTCGACGACGCGACCTACCTGCAAACGGCAGGGCAGTTGTGGGCGCAGCAGCAGACCCAGAACGTCCACGCCGGGGTGAACTGGGCCCAGCAGGCGATGCAGGACACGGTTGGCCGCTTGCAGCAGATGGTGCCCCAGATCCCGACCACGCCCGCGCCAGCGCCGGCTGCACCTACCCCGGTCGCCCCGCCGCCCGTCGAAGCACCGCCACCGCCGATGCCCGCACCAGCGCCACCCGTGCCGATCGGGGGCCTGACGCCCGCAGCCGGTGCGCTGCCGGCACCCAGCGACCTGACCGGCGCGGGGATCACGCCACCACCGCCGGCGCCCACGCCACCGCCGGCTCCAATGCCGGTGCCCGCGCCCGCGCCGTCGACCCCCGATGTAGGCCAGAATTGGGCGCAGCAGCAGATCCAGAATCTGCTCAATCCGTCCACCGCTGGCCAGCAGACGCCGTCGCCGACTCCAGCCGCAGCAGCGCCTATTCCTGGCTTGCCCGCGGCTCAGCCCTCGTCTGACGCCACCTCAGCGCCGGCACCCGTATCAGGTGGTGTCTTCGCGCCGGACCAGACGGCCTCTGACCGTGTGCGTGGTCAGTCAGACGTGATTGCCCGCGCCAGCGCGAGCACGGGCACGCCTGCACCCGTTATTGCCGCGATCATGGACACCGAGGCAGGCGGTCCGACCTCGCGCAGTTCGCAGGGTGCCAACGGATTCATGCAGGTGCTGGACCAGCACTTCAAGCCGGGCGAGAACCCGTTCGATCCGACCACGAACATCACGCGCGGCGCCGAGATCCTCGCCGACAACTACAAGCGCTACGGCAGTTGGGACAAGGCCGCCGCGGCGTATTTCGGCTCGATCGACGCCCAGGGCAACATCACCAACGCCAGCGATGCGAACGGCACCACCGGCAACAGCTACGTCAATCGCTTCCTGTCCAATCTGCAGCACTACGGTGGGGATGCCGCGGGTGCGGTCAAAGATGTCGCGCAGAGCGGACTGAGCGCGGTCAATACCGCCGTACAGGGCGTCCAGTCAGCGGTCGCGCGTACTTCCCAGTTCGGTCTGGGTCTGAGCTCGGGCGACGCGATGGCGTTCTGCGGGCCGACCGCGGCGATCGCCTTCGCCCAGTCCTTTGGCCGCAATCCGACCGTTCAGGAAGCCAAGCAACTCGCCCAGCAGGTTGGCTGGAATCCTGACCAGGGCATGGCCGGGCCGCAGTCCGAAGTCCAGCTGCTCAAGACGATGGGCGTGGATGCGCACATGACCGCGGGCGTGGACTGGGCCCAGGTCGGCCGCGACGCGTCCGGTGGCAACCCGGTCATTCTCGACACGCCTGGGCATTACTACTACGTCGACGGCTACAACCAGCAGACCGGCCAGTTGCATGTCGGCACGTCGGGCACCGACCTGAAGGGTGGCTCGGAGTGGATGACGCCCGATCAGATCAACGCGATGCCGCAATCGCACGGCGGAGCTCGAGCGGCCATCTTCGCCGACCACCCACTGGCTCAGTCTGACGGTCTCGCCCAGTCAAGTGCACGGCTGACGATGGGCACGATGCAGCCAGGGTCATCCGCTCCGCCTGATCTCGGGCAGTCGATCGGCCAGGCGGTCGGCAATGCGCCGCTGCCGTTCCTGGGTGGTCAGAGCATCTCAGACATCAGCGGGCTGCTCGGCCAGAACAGCCAGCAGTTGCAGCAGGGCCGCGACCTGGTCGGCGGCATCCTTTCGCCGGACTCGTCCACGTCAGGCGTCTTGCAGACGAAAGCCAACAGCATCCTTCAGGCGGTCCAGGACGTCGGCTCGAGCGCGTCGAAGGCCGGGCAGGATTTGCTCAACCAGGGGCAGAACGTGCTGGGGAACGCGCAGAGCGACATCTCGCAGGCGCCGACCACCATTCAGGGCATCCTGCAGCAGAATGCCCTGACGAGCCAGGGCATCCCGAATATCGGCGGCCAGGCGCTCGAGGGTGCGGGCAATCTGCTCGCTCCCCTGGGGCGGTTCGGGGGCGGCGCGCTGTCGGTTCTCGAGCAGCAGCGCCAGCAAGCTCTCCAGACGCCCGACCAGTTCACCCAGGCCGCCAACGTCCTCGACTCAGCGCGGCGGGGGGACATTCTGGGGACGCTGGGCGGCGGGGTCGGCCTGGGCCTGCAAGCCATCCAGCCGTTCATCGGTGGCTCCCAGGCCGACGTCAGCCCCGCTGTCTCGGCGGGGCTCGAGGCCGCGGGTGTGCCGCAGCCGTACTCGCAGATCCTGGGTCAGGCGGGGAATGTGCTCGCCGGGCCGGCCGTGGAGGCCGGCGCGCCGCGTCTGCTCGGTGCAGCCGAACGCTACCTGCCAGAGTTGGGTGGTGAGGTGCTGGGGCGGGGATTGGGCGCGCTGGACAGGCTCAGCCCACCGTCTGTGGCGTACGCGTCCACTCAGGGTGCCCCGCTCGAGGAGCAGGCGACGCGGATGTTCCACGGCACGGGCTCAGACTTCCCCAGGGTCGATCCGTCGGCGGTGAGCGGCGAGGACAATTTGTTCGGGCCGGGCTACTACCTGACGAGCGATCCGCGCGTTGCTGGTGGTGTCGTGGCGAGCGGTGGCGAGCAGGTGGGGCCGTCGTGGCTCAAGAGTTCAGTCAAACGAGCGCCGGGGTCCGTGATCAGCCGGGGCTATGCCCAGGAGACCGCACCACCGCCGGACAGTCTGAACATTCTTACCGACCAGGTGGACGGCATTCGTCAGGCGCTCCAGAACCCGGACCTATCTGAGAGTGGACGTACAGCGCTCGAGGATCTGCTCACGAAGGCTCAGACGCAGATCCAGCAGTTCGCTGGACCGAATGTTCGCGCCATCGACGTGCCGCAGAACCTGAACCTGTTTGACATGGAACGCCCGGTGCCCGCGGACCAGGCTGAGGCGATCGCCAAACGGCTCTGGGGGCCGGATGCACTTGCAGATCCGGAGACGCGAGCCGAGGTCCAGAGCTGGTCGACGCCCGCTGTCGATGGTGCGTCGGTGTATGACACGATCCGCGGCGAGGTCGGCGACGGGAGCAAGACTGCTGCCAACCAGGTGCTCGCCGACGCCGGCTTCGATGGCATTCAGCACTCGGGCGGCAAGCGCATCCCGATGACCGACGCATCCGGCGTTCCCATCGAGCACGACGTCAATGTCATTTTCCCGGATTCGCTCGACAAGGTCCGCAACGCGATCAGTGGCACGCAGGGCGGCATGGCATCGGCCGAGTTCGCGGCGCACCTGGGTGGTGCCGCGGCCGGCGGCCTGGCGGGCTACGAGACCACGCCCGACGATGCGTCGCCCCAGGAACGTGCGCTGCGCACCGCGCTCGGCGCTGGGGCTGGCTTCGCCGGAGTTGCGGGTGCCGGACAGGCGATGCGGCTTGCTCGAGCGGCGCCATCGGCCCCTGGTGGTATCAGCGCGGCCGACTGGCTTCAGGGTGCGTACAAGGGTGGCGTCATTGGCGGGCTCAACACGATGGCTGACGTGGCCTCGAATGCCACGCTCAGCCCCATCCTGAGCGCCGGCGCGGGGTACGTGCGGGATCTCGTGTCACTCTCACCGGGGCGCATGGCTGGCCGCACGCTGGGGGCCATGTCCGGCATCGCCGACTGGGGCGATCACTTCCTGGCCGGCCTGAGCGATTCGCTGTCACGCCCCACGTCGCTGTCGGCGCGGGCTGGCGGCGCGCCAAGAGTCATAGCGAATCTCATCGAGGGGATGGGTGCGTTGCATGGCGCGTTCCAGAACGCGACCTCGGAATTGATCCAACGGATGGAGATGGGCGCCGCGGCGGGTGATGCTGCTGGCAACACCATTTTCAGTCCGGGCTGGAAGGGCAATTTCAGCACCGAGCTCGGGCGGCTACCGGCGGACGTCGTTGCCCGCGCGCAGGCGGTGGGCGATCGGACCGCGGCCCGTGGCGATCTCGGCACACTGGCCAGTGCGTTCGGCAACTTCGTGAATCGTGCCGGCCCGATCGGCGACGCGTTGTTTCCCGTGTATCGCATGGGCATGGCGCTCGGCAGCCGCATGGTCGAGGCGTCACCGCTGGGCCTGGTCGGCACGGGCTTCGACGTCGCGCGAGGCCTGGCTGGAAAAGGCCCGTACGCCGCGGGCCTGGGCAGCACGCCGACGGGCACGGCTGTCGGACCGCTCACCGAGCGGCTGACCAACAACATCATCGGCACCGTTGCCAGCATGTGGCTGGCCAACAAAGCCCTGGCCGGCCAGGTCACCGGCGATGGACCGACCGACCCCGGCCAGCACCAGGCGTGGCTGGCGAATGGCAATCAGCCGAATAGCTTCATCGGACCCGACGGGGCCTACCACAGTTGGCAGAAACTGCCGCCGCAGTTGCGCGGTCCGTTGATGACCGCAGGGGCCTACGCGGATGCGTACCAGGCCTACGCCAAGGCCCTGGCGACCAAACAGACGGCCGGGCCACAGGCGTATGGCATTGAAGAGCCGCTCACCGCGGCGGCCTGGCAACTGGTGTCTGAGATTGGGCGTCAGGTGGCCTCAGCGACGCCGATGCGGACCCTCGCAGACCTGTACGACGCGGTCGGCTCGAGTTCGAACGCGTCCGGTGCTGGCATGAGCGCCGCGGGGGATGTTGCTTCGAAAGTCCTGGGCGGCATGGTCCCAGCCTCGGGCACGGTGCGTTCGGTGGCCGAGATGACTGACCCGACGCAACGCCAGACGCTGACGCCGCGCACGCTGCAGGAGTTGCCGCAGAGTGTCCTCGAGCACGTCGCCCAGAATATTCCTGGACTGCGGGAGGGCTTGCCCGCGCGCCAGGACGTGCTCGGGCGACCTATCAGCAACCCGTTGCAAGGCCTGGGGGAGCTGTTGCCGGTTCGGACTGCCGCGGGGCAGCAGACGCCGCTGCTCGAGGCGATGCAGCGTCTGGGGGTGGCGCCGTCCGGGCCGCCAGCCACGATTCCATACGGCCCAGCCAACGAGCTGCGGCTGAAGCCCCAGGAGCAGCGCGCCTTCGAGCAGTATCGCGGCCAGATCCTGGAACGGTCAGCCGCGCCGCTGGTGGCGTCGCCGCAGTTTCAACAGATGCAGCCCTACGCGCAACGCGCGGCGCTTGAGCGTATCGACTCGGCCGCGGCGTCGGCCGCTGGTCGGATGGTGCTGGGCGACATCGTGCGCACGCCTGGCGCGGCCCAGAGCCGTATGCAGTCGACGGGCGTTCTCGCGCCAGTGGTGGGCTATGGCCCGGACATTCTCGGCAATCAATACACCGACCCAGGTGCGTCAGCACGTCTGGCCCAGCACCAGGCGCTCATCCAGTCGCTGCTGGGGAGCTAGGGGTTGACCCAGAGCGGGCAAGTCATGGCGACCTGACCGCCCTCAGGCGTCGTAACCACCGAGCAGCCGCTGTACAGCAGGTGCAGGTAGGTGTCGCCGCCCATGCCCTGAATCCGGTAGGTGCTGTGCAGATTGAGCGCCAGAAGGGTCGCGCAGACCATTGCTGAAGCGATCAGGATCGCGAGGACCAGGGGCCAGGATTTAGACTGAGTCTGCATCCGGAAGAACCTCCTTCGGTGCCGTGCTCCCGGCAGTTCGCGCTGTGCGGGAGCCTTTTTGATGTGCTGCGCACTATAGCGCCGGAGGGTTGAGTCGGTCGGACTTGCGCGGTGTTATCGTAGGCGTGTCTGAGAAATGCCAGACGCTGAGCCAGGCGCACCTGCCCCGACGAGTCCGGACGGCGAGTCCCAGGTCACCATCGCTCTCGGTCCCGATCAATCGATCTACCCCGAGAGCCTGAGACCCCCTGAGACCACGCCCGCACCACCCGCCGACGACGCACCGGAACCTGACGAAGCGACCGTCTCCGAACCGCCGCCCGAAAGCGCTGGAACCGTCCTCCCCCCCGAACAGGGTGAGACGCGGGGGACCCGCCGACGAGCTGCCGACGAGGCGTACCAGCGCGGGCTGGCAGAAGGTCAAGCCAAGCACGAACGGGAGCAGGCCGAACGCACACGCGCGCAGCAATACGAGCAAACCCAGCGCGAAGCCACGCAACGCGTGGACAGTCTCTTCCAGGACCTGGGGTCCAGTGACTGGGCCACCGTCGATCGGGCCCGTCGCGAGCTCGCACAGATGTACGGCGGTAACCGTGAGGCGCAACAGCTTCAGCAGGCCACGCGGCAGCAGATCCTGACCGAAATGGCCCAGGATTTCTCAAAGCTGCGCGACCTCGAGGGCATCACCGATGCCGACTATCAAGCCCTGCACTCGGCGCCGTCCGCGGCAGACCTGGCCAGGCGGGCCATCGACCTCGGCAAAAAGTCTCAGGGCGATCAAATCGCACGCCTCGAGGCTGAGTTGCAGGGTCTGCGCGGCCGACTGGTCGGCTCACGTGCGACACCCGAACGCGCCAATGGCAGCAGCCACTCAGATGGCAACGTTTCGATCGAGGAATACGCGACTCTGTCGCCGAAAGACGCCCGCAAGCTGAGCCCAGCGCAGATCGATGCGATGACCGCCCAGATGCGCGCCGACGCCGAGCGCAGTCGCAGCTAATCAGGGCTGACTTCAAACAGCCCTCCACCGGAGGGTTCATACCACCTTGGCCGACGTCACGATTACGACGGCCGCGCTCTACATCGACCAGGTCTGGTCGCCTGAACTCAATCGGGCTATCCAGTACGACGTCGTGGTCGCGGCATTATTCGACGACAAAAGCGCGCTGGTCGACCAGCACGCCAACACCATCAACTTGCCGAGCAGGCACAACCTGACCGCCAACGCCAAGGCGGCGGGCACGGCACTCACGCCACAGGCCATCACCGAGACCCAGCAACAGTTCGTGTTGCCGATGACCAATGGGCACAGGGCCATCGCGCAAGAGATCGAGGACATCGCCGAGATCCAGAGCCGGTACGACATCCGCTCCGAGACGACGATCGCCGGAGCGTATGCGCTCGCGCGTCAGATGGACGTGGATGCCGCGAGCCTGTTCGCCGCCGCGACCAACTCGAGCGGGACCTCGAGCGCGGAGCTGACCGACGACAACCTGATTCTTGCCCGCACCCTGCTGCGCAACAACGCCGCGCCCAGGCCCTGGTACATCGTGGTTCCGCCCGCGACCTACTCCGGTTTTCTCAAGCTCGAGAAATTCACCAACATGCTCTACATCGGTGAAAGCACCGAAGGCACGGCGGTGGAAGAGGCCAAGGTGGGCCGCATGTATGGCGCCGACGTGTATGAGTCGCAGTTGCTGGCCGGCTCAGCACCAGCCGCGACCGGTGCGTTCTGGTCGAAGACGCACTACTTCAAAGCTATCCAGCGTCAGCCCACCACCCACACCTGGTACAGCCCGCTCGACCTGGCCTGGATCGTCAGCATGGACTGCATCTACGGCATGTTCGAACGGTTGGAGGCCGACGAGGCCGCGGCAGCCACCACCAACTCGAGCAACTGGGCTGTCAAACTTTTATGCACGAAATGACCTGCACTAACTGAGTAATTTACGTGCAAGTTCCTCGCCAGTTAGCCCGTGGTAAACCACGATCAGAAGTGGCCTCGGTTGCATAGCGAATTGGGCGTCGACATTGTTGAGTGCCTTGGCGGTTCCCCCGTACATGAAGTACAGACCGGGGAAATGAACCGACGTGGTGCGCCACATGTACGACAGGTAGGGCAGCGCTCGCTTGATCTCGATGAATCCATCGCCGGGGATGTAGAAATCCGGTCGCACTCGGTCCATGGAGACTGCCGTGGGGTTGGCCTCTTGGAACCGCGCCTGCAACTCAGTCTCCGGAATGCCCTTCAACCCTTCGTAACGTGCCCTGGATCGAGCATTCTGGTCGTCGCGCCATTCGGGATCGGTTGCCCTGAGCCGGTTCACCCGCTCGAGTTGGCGTTTCGACGTCGCCCGTCTCAACTCGGGGTGCTCGTCTCTCCATTTCTTGGAGTACTCGCGGCTCTCTTCGGGATTCTGAGCGCGCCACCTGGCCATTGTCTCGCGCGCGATCTCTTTCGTGCGTTCGGGGTTTGCCGCCCGCCACTTCCGCATGTACTCGGCCTGTCTGGCTCGCTTCTCTTCGGGGGTCACACTACATGATGCAAACCACACGTAGCGGTTGCTGTTGCAAAGTAATCCAGAATGAGTAACGTCGACATGTTCCAGGGCGCCAACTACGCCCCGTTCACGACCTCGAACGTGGCGGTGAAGGCCCGTGGTGGCCGCATCGCCAAAATCGTGGTCACCGCGGCGATTACCGGCTCGCTCACGATCTACGACAACCCGTCGGCGGCCAGCGGTCAGATCCTGTACGTCTCGGCCGCCACGCCAGGCGTTGGCATCATCCCGATCGACATCCCGGCTCGCTCTGGCATCTTCCTGGTGCCAGGCTCGGCCGGCGCGGGCATCGTCGTCTATTCCTGAGCATGCCGAATGTCATCGTCAGGCCCGACCTCGAGCAGCAGGCGTACGCCGTGAAGTTTCACGTGCGCCTGCCCGCGCGGGCGACCGCGGACCTGATGCAGCGGCGGCTGCAGTGGTCGCTCGAGCGCATGATTCCGAGACTCGCGCGGCAGGGCTGGACGTTCGTGCGGTTAGACGCCCGCCCGCCGCGCGGGCCCCTGCCCGTCGTCCCGGTCAAAGGTTTTGGAAAACGGCCGCCCAAACGCCGGCGGGTGCCGGGGCAGCCCTCGCCACCACCGCTGCCCGATGACAGCCTGGTGCGCGTCAGCACGCTGCCCACGTTCGGGCCCAAGGGGGCCCACCTGATGACCGACGAAGTCGACTGGGAGTACTCAGCGCTCTTTCATCGACCAACGATTCCTACCGCCTACGTGCAGCAGCAAGGAGAGCCCGAGCCAGCATGGCTGAAACACTGACCGCCGACGCGCCGAACGCTGTGATTGCCGACGAGGGCCTCGTCTACTGCCGCGCGCCAGGCGGCGAGATCGTCTCGACGGACGCCTCGCCGATGGAAATGATGAAAAAGATCAACCGCGGCTGGCAGGTGCTGAACGACTACGGCCAGTTCGGCAGCAATGTCTATTACATGGACAATCCCTACGAACCGCTGTTCCAGGCGGGCGGCGCTCACGAGCTGGGCGTCGAGCAAATCGTCAACCTGGGGTACCACCTGCGTCCGCCGCTGGTGCCAACGTGTGAGAAACACGTGGGCCAAACGAAGGATCACCTGACCCACGCGGGACGGGCCGGCGGCGGGTCGGCCAAGAGCCAGGGGTGCTGGCGCGGCGCGCGACCGGTGCGATTCCCGCAGCTCGAGCGCGTTCAGGTCCCGCCGGCGCCCGACGAGTGCGAGTTCTGCGATCGCGACGATTTTCCCACGGACCGGGCGCTGAAGCAGCACCAGGACGTCATGCACAACGACCGCCGCCAGCAGCAGGCCCTGGGCGAAGCGATCGTCTCAGGCCTGCACCAGACGGGCGTGGTGGGCGGCGGTGGTGTCGATGCACAGGCGATTGCCGCGGCGGTGGCGGCCACCCTGCAGACGCTGGGCTACGGCACGCGCACCACGCCAGGACCGGACCCTGTGCCGGAGGACGATAACGACGAAGAGGACGAGGCGGCTGATGAGCCGTCCGAGCCCGAGCCGGCGTCCGCCAAACGACCCCGCACCGAATCAGAGCTCGCGGCGCTTGCCCGCGCGAGGGCCGCTCGCGCCCAGCGCCACGTGCCCGCCTAAACACACCAGGAGGCTTTCCCCATGCCTGGCACTCGAGCCCAAGCCAAAAACATCATCGACACGGTCGCCGGCTATGCCAACGCCGCCGTCACCGCCAGCCAGTTCCTCAACGAGTACGTGGTGGTCGCGTTCGGCCGCATCACGGGAATCAAGGTGTACGCCGGCACCGCGGGCACCGGCGGCAGCAACACGGTGGTCGACGTACTGGTGAACGGCACCAGCATCTGGGCCACAGCCGGCAACAAGCCGACCCTGCTGGCCACCTCGACCGGCGAGTTCGCCAACGCGGTCGGCGACCCGAACAAGGTGGGCGTCCGCCCGGGCGACCGCGTGGCGATCCAGGTTGCCTCGATCTCGAGCACCGGCCACGCGCGGCTGTCGGCGAGCGTCGCGATCGAAGGCAACTCCTGAGCGTGAAGGAGATGGCCCAGGGCCTGGTCCCGCAGGCGGGCAGTTTGAGCGCGAGGATCATCCGCGCGTGTCCCGAGCACGCCGAGTGTGCGCTCGAGTGCCCCGCGCGCGCCGTCGAGGACCTCGGCACCATCGCGAAGTTTGAGCATAAGGAGGGTCGGTCATGGCGTCGCTTGTTCCGTCGGTCGGAAAAGCCGTAATCAGCGGGCGGATGTTCGGCGGCACGCCGACCCAGACCGAGCCGCACTTCGTGGGCTGGGGTACGGGGGCCGGCGCGGGCGCGGCGGGCAGCACCGACCTGTCGACGGCAGCGACTGAGGCGCGCGTCAGTGGCACCAGCACCCAGGTGACGACCACCGTGACCAACGACACGCACCAGGTCGTCGCGACGATCACCGCGGCGGGCACGAAAACGATCACCAACGTGGGCATTTTCGATGCGGCGGGAGCGGGCAGCCCACCCAGCGGCGGCGTGCTGTACGCCATCTTCGACGGTCTCAGCCAGGCGCTGAATTCGGGCGATTCGATCCAGTTCACCGCCAAAGTCCAGTTTTCTTAGGTCTATGGCCAAGTTCTCGAGCACCCACTCGCAGGCAGGCTGTGGCGCGACCGAGCTCAACAGCATGGCGTCGGCCGCGGTCGTCCAGTCCACGACCGTGGTGAATAACACGGTGAACCTCGATCCGTGGGCGGCGATCCAGGGCAGTATCACGTTCAACGCCGCTCCGACGGTGAGCGACAGCAACACCATCGACGTGTACTGCCAGCCGCAGTGGGACGGCTCGAACTACCAGGCCCTGGGCTCGGGCGTGCTGCCGCAGGGTGCGCTGTACCTGACCTCCCTGCCCGTCAAAAGCACGTCGACGACGCAGCAACTCGCCTCGGCGCCGTTCCCGCTGCCTGGCCCGATCAACCTGCACCTGATTTTCCAGAACAACACCGGTACTGCCCTGGCCGCCTCGGCTGGCACGGTGTCGGTCTACTCGTGGCAGACCCAATAGCGTGATTGCCCGCGACCTCGGCCTGGAGTTGCCGCGGCGAAAGCCGCTGGGCGTTCCCAGAATCAACCCGCAGCATCCGCTGGCGCGCGGTCTGACGTTCGCCACGTTAATGACGGGCGACGGGGTGCCGCGCGACCTGGTGCTGGGCCGCGCGGCCAGTCCGAGCGGCGCACCGACAGCCATCCGCAATACGCCGCAGGGCCAGGCGTTGTTGTTCAACGGCAGCACCGACAACTGCAATTTCGGCGACATCGCCTCGTACAGAACGGGCAGCCAGGTGTTCACCATCGCGGCGTACGCCAATCCGCCGGCGAGCTCGACGACGTTCGGGCTGGCCAGCAAGCGCAACGGCAGCAGTTTTGTCCAGGTCAGTTTCGCGGCCAATATGGACAACAACGGCGGCCCCGTCTCGGGGTTGCTGGGATTGTTCATGCTCGACGGCAGCAATCAACTGAGCGGCGCGACGACGAGCAGTCCGATCAACGGCGCGTTCCACCAGTTCGTCGCCACGCGGAACAGCGCGACCACGCTGCAGTTTTACGTGGACGCGGTCTCGCAGCCGCTTAACTACACCTCGCAGGCCAACGCCAACTACAACGCCACCGACCCGCTCTTTATCGGCGCGATGGGCTCGACGTCAGCTCCAGCGGGCGGCTATCTGCCGGGCTCGATCGGCTACGTCTACATCTGGCGCGGCCGTGTGCTGACGGCCGCGGAAATTGCCTGGCTGTACCGCGACCCGTACGCGATGGTGCGCGAGGCGCCGCGCCAGGAGCCGTATTTCACCATCTGGCAGTCCACCGGCGGCGGTGGGGGCACGACCTACACGCTGTCGGGATCGGCCACGCAGACGCAGACGCTGAGCCTGCGTCGGGCGCCTAACCTGGTCCGCCAGATCGCCCAGACCCAGACGCTGGTCCTGCCCAAACAGGTGCGTCTCGTGCGGGCCAACACGCAGACCCAGGCGCTCAGCATCGTCGCCCAGCGGGTGTTTCTCAGAACCGTCAGCACCACCCAGGCCCAGGCGTTGTCGCTCACCACCGCGGTCCGCCACACCTACACGCTCAGCGTCAGTGCCGTGCAGGCCCAGGTGCTGTCGCTGCTCGCTCATCTCAGCATGTCGCCGCCACCGACCCCGGTGGTGGTCCCGAGCAGTACGCCCGCAGCCGGCGTAGCCACGAGCAATTACCTCGACTGGCCACAACATACGATCACCTCGAGCGATATCCCACCGCCCGTCGGCAGCGCCGTTGGAGGTCCGTAATGAGTAACACCATCACGCTCCAGGAACCCAGCGTCAACGCATTGATGAGCACGTACGTGGGCATCCAGCTCGAGCGCGCGCACGTGCAGAGCGGACCATTCACTCTGCTGGTCCAGTTGCCGTACGTGCTCAACCAGACGGTCTACACCTACGTCGACGTACCGGGCAGCCTGACGGACTGGTACCGCACCGCGCGCTACACCGGCGTCGGGCTGGGCCCGTATTCGCCCGCGTGGCCGGTGCAGTCCCAGCAGGGCGCTGGCTTCAGTTTGAGCCAGTACCGCCACCGGCTCGCCGACGCGGCCGGTTTTAACAGCATCACCCAGACCACCTCGGACGCGACCGCGACGAACCAGCTCATCGTCGCCGATTTTCTGAGCACCGAGCTCGAGCCGTCGTTTCTGGGCAACACGTGGGAGTACCAGCCGACAGGCCCCAACGCGGGCCAGGTGCGGCGCGTGGTCTACGGCGGTTTGCAGAATGGGACGGGCACCATCACCGTCGAACGCGCCCACACAGCGCTGACGCTGGCCGGCACGGCCGTCGAGTTTTATGGAAAACTGCCGCCCGTCCACTACGAGGGCCGTCTGGGCCTGAACGACATCGTCAACAAGGTGCTGGCCGAGTGCTGGACGATTCAAAAACTGCCGATACCCGGCGTGCTGAATCAGCGCGTCTATCCCGTTGGCACGCTGGCGCCCTGGCTGCAGGCCGAAGACCAGGTCGTCGAGGTGTACTACCGCCCGGCCAACAGCGACCCCAACGCCGACGACCAGTTGATGATCAACTGGCGCTGGGTCTCGGGCGGCGACAACCCCGGCATCGAGATCGCCCAGTTGCTCAACACCGGCGACACGCTGCTGGTGCAGTGCTACGTGCCGATGTCGTGGTGGATCAATACGGGCACCGGCTGGGGCCTGGGCACGACGGAGGGCCTGCAGTCCGAGACAGACCGCGCGGTGCTGCCCATCAACGGCATGGAGATCATCGGCCAGGCGTACGTCAACCTCGAGTTGTCCAAATGGGGCCTGCCCGACGATCAGAAGCAATACATGGCCCTGCGGGCCCAGGCTCGAGCCGCGGCGAACCAGTGGAAGCGGCTCACGCTGCAGCATCCGCAGGTGAGAAAACAGCACTGGCCGTCGGTGCTCACCGTCCGCTCACGGGATAACTGGGGCGGCAACCCGGTGTTCGGTACGCCTGGCTGAGCGATAGGTGCCGACGTTCCCGCTGCGCGACAGCATCAACATCAACGGGCAGGATTACACCCTGTACCAGTACAGCTCCGCGCGTCGCAGTGCGCCCGGTCAGGCGCAGGGCGACCAGGAGACCGCTGCGCCGCAACTGTCGGGCGAGCCCGTCGACATCAGCGAAGAGCCGCTCGTCATGGACACGTTTCATTTAGGCGCCTTCTATTCGTGGCGGTTACTGGGCGGCACGTACGCGTGGGGTGTGAACGCCGACGCGCGGTTTCCCAGGCTGGTGCTGCCAGGCCCGTTCCAGAACAGCGTCTCGCCGACGGGCCAGGCCGACTACGCCCGCTGTGCCCAGGATTTTGCGGGCGACCTGTACATCGGCGCCGGACGGTTTATCTACAAGGTCGCGGGCGGCACCGGGGCGATCACCCAGGACCAGGACCTCGGCGCCGGCAACGTGGCGTGGAGCATGTGCACGTTTGGCGGCAGCCTGTACGTCGGCACCAGCGTCGGCTCGACGAGCTCGAGCGCGCCTGGCCTGCTGTGGCAGAAGAGCGCGGGCAGTTGGACGAATAACGCGGGGGTGTTGAGAAAATCGCTGGCGCAGGCCTGGTTTCAGACCACGGGCACCCTGGGTACCACCGGGGCGTTCCAGATGATCGGCCAGGACGGGGTTTCCTCCGTGCGCAACGTGGCCACGGCGCCACTGACCCCGGCCAACTGGGGCGCGTCGGTTCCCGTGGGCGACACGACGTACGGCATCAACCGCCTCATCGGCGACCAGACACACGTGTACATCAACAAAGTGAACGGTATGCACGACCTGGACGGCGTGACGGGCTACGCGCCCAACCTGATGCCGTTTTTCGCCGCGGCATTGGACGACGAGAACGGCATCGCCGGCCACTCGAGCGGCGGCCAGATCTATTCGTCCCACCTGAGCGGGTTGTTCCGGCTGGACGTGAGTGGCGCGGCGAGCTCGCGGCTGGTCACCGTTACGCCCGGGCACGGCTTGCCCAACGAAACACCGGTGCGCGGCAAGATCCTGGCGTCGACGTCGTACGGTCCCTGGCAGATCGTGTCGGTCTACAACGGGGTCGATACGTACATCTGCATGGGCCGCGACATCATGCAGGGCGACGCCGGCGTCTCACCGTTCGGGTACGGCTACGGGTACGGTCCGTCACCGTCGGCTATCGGACCCTCGCCGATGTTGTGGCACGGCGGCATCATCGTCATCCCCAACCAGCGGTGCTACCTGCTGTACATCTCGGGCCTCAGCTCGCCGCCGCGGCTTTGGTTCGGCAACGGCACCACGACCGTCGGCTGGTGCGTGCTGCCGCGGACGGAAAACCCGCTGCAGGACATCGAGTACCGCTTCGCCCAGAACTGGAGTTTTTATGTCCCTGGGCAGGACTGGGGGCACCCGGCCACGCCGAAGACGCTGCTGCAGGTGGATGTGGAGGGTGACAACCTGGGCGCCGGCGCGCAGGTGGTGGTGAACGGCAACGCCGAGGGCGGCGGCTATACCCGCCTGGGGGTGGCGAACACGTCGCCCCAGACGCAGATCATCGTGGGGCAGCCGTGGAATGGGCGCCGCATCGGCTTTCGTCTGGACGGCAGCAACACGAGTACCAGCGCGGCCATCCTGCGCGTGCTGATGCCGCGGGCCCAGATCCGCGTGGCGGTGCGCCCGGTGCGGACGTACCAGTTGCTGCTCGGCGAGGGCAACGTGGATCGGATCGGCGGCCGCGACATCACCCGCGCGATCGACGATTTTCGGACGCTGCGGGCCTTGCAAACGGGCGATATGTGTACGTTGAGAGACGAGTTCGGCGAGACCTACAACGCGCTGGTGCTGCCGCCGGTGGATCGGCAACTGCTGTACCTGCGGGGTGAGTCGGGCAAGGGCACGGCCGAGCCGGTGGTGATGGTGACGCTTCGCGTGAAACTGTTGCCGCCGGAACCGGGCTCGGTGTCGACGGCGCCGTGGTACTGGAACGACGGCACGCGCTGGGACAGCGGCCGCATCTGGACGACTGCCTGAGGAGGTAATGAGTGCCCACACTTAACGACGTACTGGCTGGCTCGCAGGCGCAGGCCGTCCAGGTGCAACAGATCATTGATGCGCTCAAGGGCACACCCAACAAAGGCGTGCCGGTCGCGCTGGTGAGCCTGAACGATCCGAACAATTACGCGCTCACGGTCCAAAATGACGACCCCGTCAACTCGCGCGCGCTGAGCGTGCTCAAGGCGGACGGCACGACACTGATCTCGGCCGACGCGACGGGGGTGACGCTGGGCGCGCCGGTCAACGTGCCACCGGGGAGTATCTCGGGCACGGCGATCGCCGCGGGCTCGATCTCGAATTCCATGCTGGGCGCGGACGTCGCGCGCGCCTCCCTGCTGACCAATGGCGGCTTCGAACAGTGGCAGCGTGGCAATGGGCCGTTCACGGTGAATGGGGCGTATGGACCGGACCGTTGGCTGGTCGGGCTGGCAGGTACCGACACGCTCAGCGTGAGCCGTGACACGGTCAATGCCGACGTGCCGAGTCAGTACTGCGCCGCCTGTACGTTCGTGCTGGGCACGGGTGCTGGCGGGACAAGTCTGACTCAATCGTCAAATGACCTCTATGTGTCTCTTCGCGGCAAGACGGTGACGGTCAGTGCCCGCGTAAAAACGTCCGTTGCCAATGGGATTCGATTTCGCTTGAACGATGGTGGGACGACAGGCGTTCAGCGTGGCAACTTTCATACCGGGAGTGGCGTCTACGAAACCATCTCGTTGACCTATGCCGTATCTGCAAATGCGGCGCAGTTGGCTCTCAACGTTGAGTTCGATGTCAGCGGCACGTACTACCTCGACAACGCCATGCTGGTGGTGGGCAGCCAGGCGGCCACCTACGTGCCCATGCACCCGGCGGACGACCTGGCCAGATGCTTGAGGTATTACGAGACGGTCGGGTACGGGGTTTCTCAGTTTTTGTATGCGGGCTGGTCGGGTGCAGCGGGCGAAGCGGTCGGCGCTCCACTCCGCTGGCAGGCGGTCAAAGCGGTAACCCCGACTGTCACCAAAGTCGGCACGTGGTCGGTGGTCAACTGCGCGCAGCCAACCGCGAGTGTGCCGTATCTGGACGGGGCGCAGTTGTACGCCCTGTCGACTGCCATTGGCCACGTGCAGTATTCGGCAGCCACCAACACGGCCTATCTGACCAGCGAATCGAACCCGTAGGAAAGGGCCCCAATGAGTGTCAAAGTCACCTCTTTCGCTGATCCTGCCGCATGGGAATACCAGCACGCCGATGCCCCCGGCGGCAGCCACGGCGGCACGCTCGATCCTGCCACGGTCACCTACGGCACTGGCATTGACGGCCAGACTGACCTGAACGTGGTGGTCGTGCCGTGCCCGTTCGAGAACTGCGGCTCGGTGAGTTACTGGCCGCCAGGTGGTGGCGCCGACGCGCTGATGGGCCAGTCGCTGCACGTCATGGTGGCGATGCAGCCCGGCCTGGGGCGCGAGGGCAAGACGGCCGAGCAGGCCGCTGCCGAGGTCAAGCAGCGTGTGATCGACACCGACGGCCTCGACCGCTGGGTGCTCGACGACCAGGTGCTGAAGGCTCTGGAGGCTGCTCAGACATGACCGACTACAACATCGGTCCAGGGGTCGCCCAGGCGATGGCTGACGCGGGCGACGAACCGAGGAGTGACGAGCAGTTCATCATACTTTTAGACGGCGACAAGGTGTCCCAGACGTTCTCGAACAACGCCATCTACTACTGGATCGAGAGGGACAATTCCGTCAAGAGGTCCTCGTTTTGATCCGATCGAGACGCTGCCGGGCAGCATCGATTGGGACCCGTGGACCTCGATGCCCGGCCAGATGTACGACTGGACCTGTTCCGCGTGTGCCACCGAATTCGTCGAGCGTGGTTGCGGAGCTCCGCGGGGTGACGACATCTATGAGAACCGCCAGCAGGTGGTGTACGCCATCGGATACCCCACCAACATCAGCCCGGCCATCGGTCTGCACGACGGCTCGGGCGCCCAGCTCCAGCGGGTGTTGCAGGACCACGCCGGTCTGCAGACGCGGCAGGGCTGGCTGAGCTTTGACGAGGCCTACGACATCTACCGTGGGACGTTCGGGCTGATGAGCGGCGCCAAGCTCTACCACTGGCTCGGGGTACGCGGGGTACAGGGTCCGAACATCTGGGTGAGTAATTCCAGCCCCGGCTACGGGGGGGTGTGGGACACCATCAGCCGCGCTCAGTGGGCGCAGTGGGGCGGATGGAGTTGTCTCTGGGTAACGGGAGAAACCTCATGATTTTAGGTCGTTCAGTTATTTCGTGGATCATCCTGGCGATCGTCGCTGTGTGTGTGTTCATTCTGGCCCGCTGGTTGATCCCGCTGCTGTTCGGGGTCATCGGCGTGGCCATCCCTGACCAGATCGTCCTGGTGCTGAGTTTTCTGATCGCCCTGGGCGTGGTCTGGGGCGGATGGAGTTACAGGTCAGGGCCGGTTGCCTGAGTGCTGACCGAAGACCAGTTTCTCGAGCTCGTTGACAGTATCCAGCGGGCGATGATGGTCGAGCCGTTCTGCCCGGACATCGACGACGTGGTCACCCTGATCGGCGAGCGCCGCCTGCTGCACAGGCGGTTGGTCGAGACGGAGGCCGAAAACGAACGGCTGCGGACGCGCCTGATCGCGGCCGAAAAGGCGAACGACGTCTTGCTGCTAAAGATCGCTGAGATGCGGGCCGATCAGGCCCGACTGACCTCGAGCGTGTAGCCGTCGACGACGTCGGTGGTGGCGGCCTCGATGATCCTGGCGATGTCGCCGCCGCGTTTGGCCAACTGGTTGAGTTTCGTCTTGTTGATTTTCGTGGTGACGATCCGCCGCACCGCGTCATCGTAGACATCGGGGTCGACGAACGCCTGCAGGGCGCTGATCATCTCCTCGTCGTACGCGTACGAGCGTCGCGTGGTCAGCTTCACGGTCCACGCGCCGGCGTCGGCGACAGTGGCGCCGCGCTCGAGCATCGCCTGGCGCAGCATGCCCTCCGACTCGAGGAGCTGGGTGCGGAGCTCGGCGAGCTGCCCGCGGAGCATGCTGATGGTGCCGGCGACTATTGCCTCGCGTTCGTGCCGCGGCAAGGCGTCGAGGTCCTCGAGGCTGAGTCCAGTACCGCCGTAGGCGCGTGCCATCAATGTCGTCATGATCTCAGAAAGCCTCCTTCGAAGGTTGCGGTGCCTGGTCGATCCAGGTGACCCATTTGTCGGCCAGGACCAGGACGTGCTCGGACTTGACCTCTTCGCGGGTCTGGCTCAACTGGCCCAGGAAATTGGCCGCGGCTTTGAGCACGGCCAGGCGGGTGATGGTGCGGTCGCGCGACAGGTTGTCTGTCACAGCGGGTTGATCGAGCACCTGCAGGGTCTTGATGAAGCCGGCGCGGTCGAGCTCGAGGCGGACGCGTGCGCCGCGGTCGGGCAGATCCACGGGTTTGAATTTCGAGACGTTCCGCCATTCGCCCGCGACCTTGATGCCGTGGTCGTTCGCGGATTCGATGACGCCCTCGACGACCTCGCCGACGGTGCCGTTGGTGCCGATCATCACGCGATCAGCGCCGCGTGGGTGAACTGCACGAGCGGCTCGTGGCTGGAGAAGGGGGCGAGCATGAGCCAGCCCAGGGCGAGCAGGACGGCCAACAGGGTGACGCGGTAGACCAGCTCGTCCCAGTTCATGCGCCCACCCCGAAATCAGGGGTGATCTGGATATCGCCCACGACTGAACCGGGCACCCGCTTGACCGGCCCCCCGTACGGAATTGGCGTGTGGGCGAGAGAAGCCGGGCACCAACGGCTCGGGGTGCGCTGGTGGTAGCCAAGCGCATGTTGCTCGTCCAGCCGGCGCCACTCTGGCTGTAGGGTTACGCAGTTCACGCGACGACCTTGAGCCGGCGCGGCCGGCGTTCGGTCAGCGTGGCCTGCTGGAGGACGGCGTACAGACGTACGGCCAGGATGTGCTTGCACTCGCTGCTGCGGTACGTGGCATCGGGACAGGTGCAGGTGCTCGAGTCGGCGGCGTAGAAGGCGCCGTCGTGGCGCTGGCTCGGGATGCCGAAGCCACCACCAGGCAGGGTGAGCCAGTCGGCCGCGCCGGCGGTGAGCTGCAAAGCTTTCAGGCTGCGCGGGTTTTCTGTTGAGATGGTAATCTGCATGAGTTCGTACCGAGACTATATCAAGTCATGCATGAGAATGCAAGCTTTAGATATACTCTTGCCCATGACTGTGTACGATGGACATATGGTGAAACTGCCGCGGCTGCGGACGATCCGCGAACGGCAAGCGCTCAACCAGCGCGAACTGGCCAAGGCGGCCGACATCACTCCCGCATCTCTGTCCCGAATCGAAGCCGGCCGACAGGAGCCCTACATGAGCACGGTGCGCAAGCTCGCCGCGGCGCTCGGTGTCAAGCCCAGCGACCTGATGGACTCAGACGGTGAGTAGCGACATCGAACCGCGTCTGCGCGCGCATGATCTCCAAATCGAGGTGCAGATCCGCGACCTGGAAATTCGGCTGCTGGGTGCGATCACATCGTCGAGGACCTGGACGATCGGCATCGTTGTCGCGCTGCTGGTGCCGCTCTACGTGATGAACGTCACCGTCCTGATCTTTCTGTACAACGCCAAACCCTAGAACAAGACAAGAAAAAGCCCCGCCGCCATGGGAACGGCCGGGGCTCGCGCAAGTCAACCGATGAAAGGACTGACTGACCTGCAATGAACAGTCTACCGCCAGCCGATGACGTCTCGAATGTCGCATTCGTTCAATGCCCAAGGTGTCGCCAGTGGCGCGACCCGTCAAGCGAGTCCACCTGTCCGTGCGCGAACTCACCGCTCGAGGCGGAGCGTGCCGATGCACGGCGCGAGCTCGCGCGGCTGCTCCTCAAGGGGCTGGCGATCCTGGAAGCGGAGCAGCAGGCCAGTAAAAGGACCGACCTGCAATGAACGGTTTGGCCCAGCGCGAATTCGACAACGACTACCGGGTGATCGGCGTGACCGAAAAGCCTGACCCTGCAGCGATCGCCGCCGCGGTGCGCGCCTTCGTCGCTTTGCGACTGCTACGCCGCGCCACAGCACTGGGCGTCAAGCCCAGCGACCTGATGGACTCAGAATCGAATGCCTGAGGCAACCATCGCGGCCTCATACGAGCGCGTCTCAACGCTCATCCAGGCTCAGCAGGGCTACAGTCTCGGCACACAGCGCAAGGATGCGACGCAGTTCGCCACCGAGAACAACCTGGTGCTGCCCGACGACCTGCGCTTCCGCGACGGCGAGGAGCACAGCGCATCTGGTGCTGATTGGAATCTGCCGTGGTTGAACGCGATGCTGAACGCTGCCAAAGAGCGCCGCTTCGAGATTCTGCTCGTCCCGTCGCACGATCGCTTCGCGCGCAACATGACCAAGGCGTTGGTGCTCGAGGAGCAGCTCCAACAGTACGGCGTGCGCGTGGTCTATATGAACGTGGCCGTCGACGACACGCCCGAGGGTCGTCTGCTGCGCAACCAGCTCCACGCTTTCAGCGAATACGACCGCGAGAAACGCAAACTCGTCAGCATGCGCAACCGTCAGGCCAAGGCGGCAATGGGCCGTTGGGTGGGCGGCGGCCCGACGCCATACGGCTACCGATGCGTTCGCGAGTCGCGCGGCGCCGATCGCAAGGGGCGCGTCGTCGGGCTCGAGATCATCGAGTCGGAGGCGATGGTCCTGCGCGACCTCTATCGTCGAGCGCTGACAGATTCGATCTACGTGCTGGCAGCGCGGCTCAATGGGCTCGGGGTTATCGCACCCGGTTACAGTCGCGCCAAACGTGGTACGCGTAATCACTGGAGCCATGCCACCGTTGGGGGGCTACTCCACAACCGACTGTACATGGGCGAGGGGCACTACGGGCCGCATGCCATCAAAGTGCCGCCCATCGTCGACGCTACGTTGTTCGATAGCGTTGAGCTGGCACTCGCCGAGCGACACCGCCGCCCGAGTTTCTGGCGCACTCGCCAGGAGCAGCAGGAAGACCCGTTTCTGTTGCGCGGACGTCTGCGCTGCGGTCACTGCACTGGTCTCGACCGCGACGTGATCCTGCGCTGCGACCTGGTCGCCAGCGGTGGAGACCACATCCGCTACTACACGTGCCCGTATCGCTATGCCTCGCGGTTGGCGCGGACGCAGGCAACGACCACGGTGTGTGATCTCCCCAACATGCCAGCCGAACTGATCGAGGCGCGCGCGTGGGAGGACCTCAGCGCGGCGATCGCCAGACGTGAGGAGTTCGAGCGCGACTTGCTCGATTCTGAGGAACGCCACGCCGCGGCCTTGAAAGAACACGCGAGTCGACTCGAGGCGTTTCGTGCGCAGATCCAGAAGGCACAGCGTCGACTCGACTACCTCGTTAGCCGGCGCGCGGAGCTGGTCTCGGGCGACGACGACGAGGAGATCGGCGCTGTCGAGCGCAACCGTGCCGAAGCACTACGCCAGATTGCTGGCCTGCGCGAGGAAGAGGCCGCGCTGGTCGCCAATGTAGGCGAGCGGTCAAAGGGACTCAGTGCCGCGGACGTGACGCTGGTGCGTCAAGCCATTCAGGATCTAGAGCCGGACTTCGACGGGGTCACCGTAGCTGATCGCCGACAGCTACTCGATCTGCTCGATGTCGTTGGGGTGGTGCACGTCGACGTGGGCGAGAGCAAACTCAGCAAAGCACGCCCGCGCGGCTGGCACGCTTCGGTCACCTGGTACTCGCGCATTCGTGTGCGCACTGACCGTTCCGTGTTGAAGTACTGGTTAGTACTCACAAGATCAGGGCTGAGGTTGGACCGTGTCGAGCGGCTCGCCCAGGAAGCGGCGTAAGGCGCCGCGCTGGTCGGCCAGGTGCTGACGATTCGACGGTGTCGCGTCGGTCGTCAGCCGGCGTTCGATCTGTTCGAGACGAACACGCGCGAGAATAACGTAGACCTCGCGCGGTAGACGGGCTGGCTCGACCATGCCCACCAGTCTGTGGCGTCGCCATAGGCTGTAGGCGGACAAGTGGGGCCAAGTGGCCCGACGCGTTTTCAGTCAGATAGGCGGCTCGTGCTGCAGCTCGTGCGGCTTGATCTTGAGCGCCTTCGCGAGGGCCAGCGCGGTCGACGGCAGCACGTCCTTGTCGCCGGTCTCGGCGTTGTGGATCGTGGACCGCGAGATGCCGGCCAGATCGGCCAGCGCCTCCTGGGTGAGTGCCGAGCGCAAGCGCCATCGCCGCAGATGCGGTAAGCGCAAGTACGACGAGGGCACGACCATGGATACTCCATTATGCGGCACATGTTGAACAGCCAGGTTGTGCGTAGGTTGTGACTTGTATGGGTGTAACGTTGGCATAAAGCTAAGAGCGGCTGCGCCAGGGGTAAGGGGAGAGGCGACAGAACAGTTGTTCTATAGTCTGTTCTTTGGGAAAGGGCAGGGGGTTGGGGTATGCGACACGCCGGCATTGTGACGCGCATGAGACAAGTAGTGACATGGCCCCACTTGTCCAATTTTCGGCCGCGTCATGGATGAGGCGACGGCTCGCTACCTGAAAGAGTTGGCCGATGCGCTGCTCCAGACCGCGCGCATCCAGCACGAGATGCAGCAGGAATTCGGTTTCCTGCAAGGCATTGCTCCCGCACCGTCTGACAAGAAGCCACGGCGGCCGATGACGTCGCACCGCGGGCCGTCCAACCCGCGGCATCAGACGTTTCGCGGATTCGCTCTCGACATGCAGCAATGCGAGGCCAAAGCCACACGTGAGCATCTCAGGCTCTCGAAGAAGAACGTCGCTCAGTTTGGTGTCGTCTCAGATAAAACGGTCGTCCGGACGATGGAGTGGTACGGGCTGGCGCCGACGGCCTGGCCGCCGTCGACCTGGGATCCGAACGAGTCGCGTGAGGGCGGCGCCGGCACCAAAAACTCGTAATCCCACTTGGCCCGACTTGTCCATCCGGACCCGTCTGCCGCGGCCCATCCTTCCCTGCATGGTGTTGCGCAAGCAGGTCGAGATTCGGGATGAGGACGTCGAGCGGCTGCAAGCGCTCGCATGGAGACATCACCGTTCGTTTGTCGAAGAAGCGGGCTTCCTCCTTCACCTGAAAATTCAAGAGGAGCAGGTTGATCAAACCCAGCAGCAAGACCCTGAGCCGGTGTCTGAGGTCGTCGCCTGATGGCCGTCTTTATCGGCGTCGTGCTGTACCTCGTCGTGCTCGGCTGGACGCTGGCCTTTTTTGTCAGCGTCAGTCGGGCTAACAAGCGGTTGATCCCATGACCGGCGACCCCGCGTCGCCGATGTTCCTCGACTCAGCGCTGCCCATCCCCGAACCACGGAAGTCGCCGATGGACGAACGCGTCTCCCGCGCCTGGGCACGGTTCGAACAGGAATTCGACCTTCCCGTACCGTCGCTCGATCTGCGCGAGGCGTTCCTCGCCGGCTGGCGCGCCGGCGGTGCCGACGTGCTGCGCAGTACCGCGCGTCTTGCCGAGCTGGTGCCCACGCTGCGCGAATTGATCGCCTGGCTCGAGCAGGGCGAGGAGGCGTGAGTTCCCTGCTCTGGACGCCGCCGGGCACCAAGACCCACTCTGGGCGGGATCTCTTTCCGCCGCCCGACGTACTCAAGCTCGCGAGCGGCGCGCTGCTGAAGCACACCGGCGAGTGGATGACGCTGCCCATCGGTGAAGCCAAGGTCTACCGCGGGCCGCACGAACTGGTGGTGCTTGTATCGCTCGACGACCGTGGCGAGCCGTGGGGCACGCTGCTGCACATGAGCCTGAGCCTGCCGCGAGGGTATCCCGACTGGGACCTGATCTATGCGGTGACCCGCGTGGTGTTTGGCGAGCACGTCGACGCGATGATGCCCATCCCGCGCGAAGAGGCGTTCATCCACGGCGCGGTGTCGGAGCAGCGACGCGGCAAGGTTCGGCAGGTGTTCCACGTGATCGAGATGCCCCAGGCGTGGATGAAGGAAGACGAGTGAGGGTGGCCCTCCTGTCGGCGACGCTGCTGGTGCTGACGGCGCACACGGTCGATGCGCGCGACGCGTCCGACGATCCCGTGGTCACGACGGCCGCAGTCACCGACGACACCACGGACGTCCAGGTCGTCGAGGTCGAGCAGCCGGTGGTCGATCCACGGGTGGAATGCATCATCGGCAAAGAATCCGGGTGGCAGGACGTGCCCAACCGTCAGGGCAGTGGCGCCCAAGGCCCAGGCCAGTACTTCCCGTCCACGTGGGCGGCTCACACGGCGCTGTACCGACGCGCCACGGGCTATGGCGGCTCACTGAGCCTGCACAGCCTGGCTGACGTGAGACGCGTCATGGCGTACGTACTTTCTGCCTATCCATGGATGCGGAGCGCATGGACGGTGAGGGGCTGCTGATGAACAAGACCGAGGCGCGCCGCAAGTACGTGCTGCTCGAAAACACGGAGGTCTACCGCGTCGGGGAATCCCCGCGGCGACGGCGGCGTGGGACGGACTGGGTCTTTCTTTCCTTGTGGGGCGTGATTCTAGTGAGCTGCCTGATGGTGCTCGGCGGCGTGGCGTGGCTGTTGTGGCAAGCCATCAGCGCCGTGGGCCGTCTGGTGCATGGATGAGGAGGACGATGTATGGCTACTACTGACACCCGAGCGATTGTCACCACTCAGGCCGCCGGCGCGCAGACGCCGCAGGACGCGGAGATCCGCCAGTGGGCGCAGGTCGTCGAGATGACCGGCGTCGACCTCGCCACGATTGCGCTGATCCGTCAGAAGCAGGGCAAGGACCCCGCTCCTCCGATCGAGATGGGCATGTTCCTGCACGCCTGCAAGCAGCTCGGCCTCGACCCGCTGTCCAATCAGGCGTACTGGATCCGCCGCGCGGGGAAGGGCGCCCTGCAGGTCGGCATCGACGGGTTCCGCCTGATCGCCAGCCGGAGCGGGGCGTACGCCGGCAGCGAGCCGGCCGTCTTCCGCGGGACGCAGGAGTTGAAGGACGGCAACCGCACGCTGATAGTGCCGTCCGAGGCGCAGGTGGTGGTCTGGCGCATTGTCCAGGGACGGAAGTGCGCGTATACAGGCCAGGCGTTCTGGGACGAGTTTTATCCGGGCGATGGCCCGGTGGGGGCGATGTACCGCAGTAAGCCGAGGCTGATGCTGGCCAAAGACGCCGAGGCGCAGGCTCTCCGAAAAGGGTTCGCGGCGGAACTGGTGGGTATGCCCGTGCGGGCGGTCGAGGTCGCTGAGGTCGAGGTCGAAGAGGTCACTACACGCCCGGCCGCGCGGCCAGCGTTCAACCCGGCCGACTACGACCGCATCCACGGCAGCGAGGAGGACGGCACGTTTTACGATCAGCCGGCGCCAACCACGCCGCCGCCTGGACGTGGTGAGGCGCCAACCTCACCACGTCGTCCAGACGAGGTTTTATCAGTCGACCCTGACACCGGCGAGGTCCTCGACCTGGTCGAGCAGCCTGGTCGACCCATCATCGCGGCGTGGGCGGACAATCGGAAGCTGGTGCAGCGGGCCCAGCAGCTCGGCCTGCAGGGTTTGCCGGTGCTGAACAACCGCTCGCCGGATGACGTCGTGGCCGCGGCCAATCGCGACCTCACCGAACGCATACACAACCATGAGCTCGACCAGAAGCTCGTCGCGGAGCAGGCGAAGGCAGGCATCTGAGCGTGAGTCGGTTTCTGTGTGTCGAAGTAGAGGATGTTGACCAGCACCGTGCCCAGGGTGGCGCGGGCATCTTCGACGCCATCCGGTTGCTACCCGGGGTACTCCGGGTAGTGGACCTGAGCGTCGTGTCCGGCAAAACCCTGGACGTCATCCTCCTGCATCGGCCAGAACCCAAACGTCGCGGCGGCACACCGTCATGAACACCGGTCGCCAGGTCCTGCTGGGCGCCGTCGGCGAGGAGGAGTTCGCCCGCCAACTGAAACGGTGGGCGGCCCGCGCGGGGTGGTGCGGCTATCACGTGCGCTACTCCCAGGCGGTGGTGGAGGGCGTGCATACCACCCGTCATGACGGCCACGGCGATGCGTTCGGCATTCCGGATTGGATTTTTGCAAAGGCGGGGTATCCGCTCATTCTGCCGGAGTTGAAGGCATCCGCCGGTCGTGTGAGCAAGGATCAGAAACGGTGGCTGGAGGTGTTGAATCAAGCCACCGGTGTGCTAGCGCCGGTGTGGAGGCCGGACATGGAGTCCGACATCAAGCGCGTGCTGGGAGTCTGAATGGCCTGGATAGAAAGCCATCAGGCGATCGGGCAACACCCGAAGACGATCGCGCTCGCGCACCAGCTCGGGGTGAGCCTGCCGACGGCGGTCGGACACCTCCACTACCTGTGGTGGTGGGCCCTGGACTATGCACCGGATGGCGAACTGAAGCGGCACAGTCCGTCAATCATCGCGCACGCCTGCCAGTGGAGGGGTAAGCCCGAGCGTCTTTTACAGGCGCTCGTGGAGGTGGGCTTTCTGGAGGGTGACGAGTCAGGCGCGCGCATCCACGACTGGGAGGAATATGCAGGCAAGCTGATCGACCGACGGGCGACGAACCGCGAGCGCATGCGAAGTGCACGTGCAGCGCACGGTGCGAATGGTGTGCAACCCACGTCCGGAGAGACCGTGCATGCACGTGTGGGGCTACCCGGTAGCGACGCACGTGTGGGGCTACCGGACCGGACCATACCGGACCTACCGGACCATACCGGACCGGAGACGTCTCTCTCCCGGCCTGAAAAGTTAAATCCGGCTGGCCCGGCTCGTCCCGGCCCGGCCCCGGGCGTGCGTGCGCGCGAGAACGGCCCAGACCCCAAACTCCTGGCCGAGCACCTGAGCCGAATTGAACGCGAACGGGCCAGCCGAGCCAGGCCAGGCCAGCCAGATTTAAGAAATTCTTTCAAGACGGACGAAGACGACGGTGCTGTCGGCTGACGATGCCCGCTCTATCGCTGCCGATTGGCGCGCCAGGTTCACCGACGAAGCGGCGTTCGAGTTGTCCTGGACTCGCTACTTCGAGACGGCCACCGTGCCCGATAGCGATCGCCTCGAGGCGTGGCTGGCCAGGGACCTCGCCAAGGACGAGGTGCTCCACGCCGGCATCGTCACCGAGCCGATCCTGCCGACGCGCAGTCGCTACCTCCAGACCGACTGCGTCCACTGCGCTGGCAATGGCTACGTCCGTGCCGACGTCCCGCTGTCGGACCCACGTTTCGGCAAGGCGCTGCGCTGCCCGGACTGCAACGGCGGGCACCGCAGCGAGGTCGTCTCCCCGACCGACGGAGCACCGCCACCCCGCACCGGCAACTGGTGCTACAAGTGCGGCCAGGACGAGCTCGAGCCTGCCGGACCGACCTGCAGCAACCCGGTCTGGCACACTCCGCCAGCGGTACGCGCGGCCGCGGCATGACTGAGTACGCGCGTGTCGAGCTGCGCGAACTGGCGCGCAAAATGATCTACCTCGAAGCGGCCGCGCAGCTCGCCCTCGAACGTGGCGACACGCTCAAGGCACGGCAGTTGTGGTTTCGACGGGTCCAGGTCTGCAGCGAGCGGTCTGCAAAACTGCGGGAGTACTGGCGACGATGACCATCCCAGACACGTGCGACCGCGCCGGGTGCCAGGCGCCCATTGCGACCTGGTGTCCACTTTGCGTGCGCGTGTTCTGCGCCGAACACGACCAGCTCCCGGACGGTCACCTCTGCCTCTCGAGTGTCCGGTTCAACGTCAGCCGCCAGCTCGAGCCGGACGAAGTCGATCAGGCGCTCGAGCATTTCAGGCCCGTACCGTGAGCACCGATCCGGGTTCCACTCACTACGTGGGTGACGGGTGTCAGCCCGCCCACGATCCGCGCATCGACCAGGCGCACATGAGCGAAAGCCCGCCTAGCACTTAGGATGGCCTGATCTAGCAGTGAAATTTCAGAAAGGCCAGAGTGGAAATCCTGCCGGCCGTCCCAAGAGCGAACCCACGATTACCCCGTGGCTTAAACGCCTGCTGCTCGAAAAACACGACGGCAAAACACGAGCCGAACATGTGGCATCACGGCTCATTCAGATGGCCCAGGACGGCGACGTGAAGGCCATCGCCGTCGTGCTCGAGCGCATCGACGGCAAGGTGCCCGATCAGGTCGATCTGACCTCCGACGGCCAGGCGTTCAGTTTCACCATTCAGCGCGCCCATGCCGACGATTGAGCGCACTGCCGCCTACACACGGCCCTGGATGGCCGACTATCAGTTGGACGCGGTGTTCGCGCCTGAACGCTACGCCATCGTGGCCGCCAGCACGAAGTCCGGCAAGACCGTGGCCTGCCTGGTGTGGTTGCTCGAGCAAGCCATGCAAGGCGCACGCGGCCAAAATTTCTGGTGGATCGCTCCGGTGTATTCCCAGGCCGCGGTCGCCTACGAACGCATGAAGTACGGCATTCCCAGAGGTCTCTACAAGCCGCGTGAGACAGACCTGACGCTCACCCTGGCCAATGGCGCGGTGCTGTGGTTCAAGAGCGCGGAGAAGCCAGACAACCTGTACGGCGAGGATGTCTACGCCGCGGTGATCGACGAGGCCACACGGTGCCGAGAAGAGGCCTGGTACGCGGTCCGGTCCACGCTCACCGCGACCCGTGGGCCGGTCCGCATCATCGGCAACGTGAAGGGCCGTCGAAACTGGGCGTACCAGCTCGGCGTCCGCGCCGAGGCGGGGGAACCCGGCATGCACTGGGCCAAGATCACCGCGTACGACGCGGTGCAGGCCGGTGTGCTTGCCCAGACCGAGATCGACGACGCCAGGAGCAAACTGCCCGAGGCGGTCTTCCGCGAGCTGTACGAGGCGGAACCGTCCGATGACGAGGGCAATCCGTTCGGCATCAACGCTATCCGCGCGTGCCTCGAGCCGATGCACGCGGAGTGCAAGCCCGCGGTGTGGGGCTGGGACCTGGCCCGTGCGAACGACTGGACCTGGGGCATAGCCCTGTGCGACCACGGCAGCGTGTGCCGCTCGGAGCGCTGGAACCAAACCGCGTACCCGAGCCTCGACCCGGAGTCCGACGCATCCGAATCCACCTCGCATCCGCAATTCTGGGAGGTCACCCTGCGCCGTATCCGCGACCTGGTTGGCCGCGCGCCGGCCGCGGTCGACTCCACCGGACCTGGGGGGCCGATCGACCAGGCGCTGAACGCGGAGCACCGCAACGTCGAGGGCTATGTGTTCAACCAGCGCTCCAAACAGTTGTTGATGGAGGGCCTGGCCATCGCGATTCAGGAGCACACGATCGGCTTTCCGGAGGGCATCCTGCAACTGGAGCTCGAGGCGTTCGAGTACGCCTACACACGAACTGGAGTCCACTATGCGGCACCGGAGGGAATGCACGACGACGGCGTGTGCGCCCTGGCATTGGCGGTCTACAAGTTCGGCAAGCTCGGGCAAACGCGCATGCTCGAGGTGCTGTTTACGCAATCGGCCAACGTGCGGCACCACGGCGCGCTGGTCGGCGGCAAGTTTTCCCAGGGCGGCCCGAGGAATCCACTCGAGCCGTGAGCCCGGCGTGAAACCTTGACCGTGAAACGTACACTGAGCGTATGCCGACTGCATCTCCACGTGATCTCGCCGGCGAGGCTGCCGTCCTCGCCGCCCAACTCGAGGAATCTGACAGCGCCACCATCTACACCGAGGTTCCCGGTCTCGACGAGGCCGGCGCCAAGGCCCTGCTCGGTGGTGATCCACCGCTGCACGTCGAGTTCGACCAGGTCCGCCAGTTGTGGGCCGTACGCCTGGCCACGCCCGAGGAGGTTGCCGAAGCGCAGGCCGCCGCTACCGCCGCCGTGGCGACCCGAACGCAGGAGCACGAGGCCACCAGGGGCAGCGCTCAGGAGCACGAGAGCAAAGACACCGCGCGTCACTGATGCGTGAAGGCGACGTCCCAACCAGCGGCCAACTCGCCACCATGTGGTGGAGTAAGTACAACGAGTGGCAGACGTCGCGTCTTCGCGTCCGCGATTGTCGAGACTGGCTGAATAATCGCTGGGACCCCGTCGTCCCGAAGGACTTCGCCCAGGTCGCTGGGAACCTCGCGATAAAACTGCCGTACGCCATCACCGTGCCCCTGCATGCGGTGCAGATGCTGTCAGGCAAACGCCCGCGCTTGCGCCGCGACCCGATGGGCAAGAGCGTCAGTTCCCGCACCAACGCATCGGACCTCGAGGTCTGGGCCAACGCCTGCATCCAGGCCGTCGAAGAGCAGCACGGGAAATTCTGGCGCCCCTTGATGGACATGCTCTTCAACCAGGGCTGCGGCGCGGTGTTGTGCTTCCCCGCCGCAGCCGGCTGGGAAAACATGCCCTCGTTCGTGGACGACGACGGCGGCGTGTACCCGCAATTCAAGCGCCCGACGATCAAACAGTCCGCCTCTGAGTACGAGGAGTTTCTGCTCGACTGGCGCGCCAGACAGGTGCCGATGAGCATCCGCGTCATCGGCATCGACCAGTGCCTACCCATGCTCGGACCAGGCCACCGCCTCGACGGATTGCTGGTGCGCTCGCAGTACGCTCAGGAAGAGCTCGAGGCGCGCGGCTACCGCTGGCGGTTCGGGGACACGGGCCACATCGGACCGGGCTATGACCCCGATTACATGAGCCAGTCGCGCGGCAGCTATCCGAAGTTCACGCTGTACGAACTGTGGCGCCCGGGTAGCGTGGTCTATTACATCGGCCAGGGCGTGACCGCGCCGGCCACGGACGGCAGCAACATCACGCTGGCCCACCGCGTGAATGCGGGCGGCGAGACCAGCCTGGCGGCGGTGGATCTGGCCAAAGACTTCGGCATCACGCGGCTGTGCGGCACCTGGGTGTGGGGCTGCAATTTTGCCAGTGAAACGGACCCCGACCGCCGCGGCGTCCCGTTCCTGTGGCCCTTTTTGAGCGTCTTCCAGGGCATGAACAACCTGGCCACCGCGAAGCTGGCCCACGCCTGGCAGCACGCGTTCGGCGGCTGGTTCATCCCCGCTAATGCCGACGTCAGCCCCGACCTGGTGCTCGAGAATGGCCGCCCGCGCGAGATCGACATCCAGCCCATGAAAGCCCAGTACGTGGCCGGTACCCCGGTGCCTGCGACGCATCCTGGCACGAACAAAGACGTCGACGAGCTGATGGGCCTGATGCTGGGCAGCGTGCACGAGGAGGCGCCCTCAGCGGCAGCCGGTGGTGGTCCGGGGGCGACGAGCGGCCACGACCGCGCGCTGATCCGGTCGATGCTGCAGGACGCCTATGACGACGTGCTCAACGGTGGGCTCGAGGCGATGACGTTCGTCGGCAGTATGGCCACCGAGATCGCCGATCGCATCGTCGAGCACTATGACGTGACGGTGCCGGTGTACTGCAGCGTGCAGCCCAAGGGCATGCGCCAATCCGTGCGTAAAGCCCAGGAACTGACCCGCGACATGACGCAAGGGGTGTACGACTTTTACGCCGAATACCCGCCAGAGGAAGGCGAGAATCTCCCCTACGCCCAGATGCTGATGCAGTGGTCGCTCGAGGGCCGCATCCCGCTGCGCCAGGCCCTTGAAAAAGGCCTGGGCGACGAGAGTCCCGACCAGACGATGATCGAGATCCAGACCGAGAAACTGCTCTTCAACACGCCGCAGGGTCAGCAGTATCTCTTCCAACTCGTCGCCAAGAAACTGGACGACGAAAAGATGGCGCAATTGTTCGCAGCCGTGCAGTCGGGTCAGGCGATGCCCGACGGCACGCCCACCGCGGCGTTGCCAGGTGGTGGGCTGCCGGGCCAGACCGGCCAACTGCAAGGGACCGCGCCGCCACAGCCGGTAAACTCAGCGGTGGGCGGGATCATGGCGGGAGCCATTGGCGCTGGGCCGATGCGTCAGGACGTGCTCGCTTCCCAGCAAGCGGGCGCCATAGTCGGACCGGGGGCCGCA